GGAAGAGCGTCCCGCCAGTGAGTGGTTCCACAAGGATCACTTCACTGAGGCGCTTAAGTCTCGTTGTACCGTAGTTGGAGAAGAAGAAGCATTTACTGTTCCAAAGAACAGCGAACACTCTCGCTTCTGTTCGAAGCAGGGTACTCTCAATGGCCTATGTCAGGCCTCGATCGGTGAGTACGTTTCCGAACGTCTTCGGACATTTGGGATCGACTTAACGTGTCAGGACATAAATGCCCGTCTTGCATACGCAGCGTCGGCTGGCTTACGCCATGCCTCAACGCTAGATATGTCGATGGCATCTGACACGTGGGCGCTTGAAGCTGCGAAGCTTCTGCTCCCTCGCCCATGGTATAACCTCCTCCTAATGACTCGCATGCCTACCTGTCGAATGACGGATGGGAATGTGGTGACTTTGGAGAAGATGAGCGCCATGGGGAACGGGTTTACTTTCCCGTTTGAGAGTCTTATGTTCGCAGCCGTCGTCCATTCTGTTGGCCGTTTCCACTCCCCCAATGGGTGGAGTGCTCCCGTAGACTACCATGTCTACGGTGATGACATCGTGTGCCCCGCTTCGGGAGCATTACTTGTCATGGAACTGCTACAGTTTCTTGGATTCAGGCCCAACAGCGAGAAATCGTTTGTTCTGGGTCCTTTCAAGGAAAGTTGTGGGGCGGATTACTTTGATGGTATTAACGTACGCCCTCTGTACGTTAAAGGCGCCGATTACTCCGTCCTGGAGTTGATCGAATTACACAACGGTTTTGCCGCGTGTAATTTCGTCGCTTGCTTGCCCGTTTTGCGGGTTTTGCGCGCGATGATCGGCACACTGAGGTGGTCTCAACCGCCAACGCTAAGACCCCAACCTGGCGCCCTTGTGGTGCCTTGGTGGGAGTTCTTAACGTTTGGGTGTATAGGCTTCGACCTAGACACTCAATCCTACGTAAGTAGGTCAGTCACTGCTAAGACGTCACGCACTCGGTGCCCTGGTGGGCCCCTTGTGCAGATCGCCACTGCCGTAAATGGCAGCCTCACTCCACTCCCATCCGGGGGTGAGGTGAGTCGAAGGTTAGCGGTTAACTTACGTGAACGACTCGTTGGGCGTTTTGAACCGTCTGCCGCGCAATATAACGCGGGTCCGGTTAAGCAGCCCTTGGTTGCACGTCCACTTGTTACTAGCAGAGTTACCGCAGCTGGCTAGCCGCCAGCGGAACAGTAAGCCCGGGTAACCTGGCTTTTGGTCTTTGACCAGAAAGGGATTGCAGAG